TGGATCTAATCCGGGGATGGAGTTGGCCGAGAAAGTTTTACAAGAAGTTGAACACGCAGAATTGATACCACTTCCACTCGGAAGTGATGTAAACTCTATAGTATTAGATGAGGGTTTAGATGGGCTACGAAGGAGACTGGGAATAGATGAGCGAGTATGAGTACGGAATCAATAGATCCAATGACGATGCAGAGTTTGAAAGACTTACTGGAAAGCTTCGGCCTAAAAGTCCTAAGTCTAAATATAAACCCGGATCTGCCTTTGGCCCTCGAGATAGTAGTTCAACTACCGCAGACCCGGTGATGAATCAGTTCGTTGCTGACTCGTGGGATATTATCGATGAGCTTGGCAACCTACTTATCAGTAAGCAAAGAGACTACGGCCCGGGCAATATCAACAATGCATACGGTGGCCCTATCAATGGGTTGATGGTTCGTATGGGTGATAAGTTTGAACGACTAAAGAATCTACTTGCATCCGGTGAGAAGCCACAGCATGAATCCATTGAGGATTCCTTCAAAGATCTTGCTAACTATTGCATCATTGCCATGATGGTTACTCGTGGAAAGTGGCCAGAGAACAAGTGAAGAAATTTTTTTTAATTGCAACTCTTGTAATTACATTGGTGTTCTTCGTTGCTAAGTTCGTGATGGATGCCATCATCGAGCTAGAAGATGAGGACTAATGCAAGAGAAAGATCGTGCTGAGGATCACCTTGAAGATCTCGTGCATATATCCGCAGCACACATCCATCGCAGGTTTGCTGGCTATGTAGATAAAGAGGATCTGATTCAAGAGCTTCGAGTCTATGTTCTTAAGCGACCTCACTTAGCCAAGATGTTGGATGAGGCTTACGAGGTAAGTAAGGATGAGACTAAGTGGGTAGCAAGGCGGATCATGGCACGATTCCGCAGGACAGTTGAGAAGTATGCAAGGAAAGAGAAGGCCGCAAAGCTTGGCTATTCAACCGGCGATGAGTTCTTCTACGACACGATAACGATAGCCAAGATGTTGCCAGTTGCATTTGAGTTTGATTCATACGGTGCAGTAATGGTTGACAAGGTAGACGATGGCACCCCACGCAAGCCATCAGTTCCAAGTGAGGGTGGCAATATCTTGGCCGTAGTAATTGATATTAGATCTGCAATAGATCTGCTGGATGCAGATGAGCAGGTGATGTTACGCAATAGGTATTCCAATAGCCCAATGACTTTGTCTGAGATAGCAGAAGAGATGGGCATAAGTGATTCAACAGTAGATAGAAAGATTCAAGGCTCACTAAGAAAGATCATCGATCACTTAGGGGGGCCAACGCCTTGGGTCTAAAGATAGTTCTTGAGAGATACGAGGTAGTTCTCGCTGCTAACACAGCGATTGAACGCTATGTATCTACGATGAAGAATGTGCAGATGCGTGGGTTGCAAGACATGGATCCTTGGCAGAGAATCCTTCTCGATGTAGATGGTTGCGGTGCTGAGATAGCAGTAGCTAAGTATCTTGGTGTCTACTGGGGCGGTGCCTTCGGTCAAGGTGGTGTAGATATTGAACCGAACATCGATGTTAAATACACAAAGCATGAGCAGGGTAGATTACTTGTTAGACCTGATGCTAAAGATGATATTAAGTTCGTATTGGTTAGAGGTGGTATGCCTAACTACGAGCTGATTGGTTGGATCATGGGTGCAGAAGCAAAGAACCCGGAGTGGTTGGATAAACCTGACTGGCGTAGACCAGAGATCTATTGCGTACCGGAGGAGAGTCTAAGAAAATTCAGAGGGAGTTACAATAACTAATGGCTACATACGAATACAGTTGCAGTAAGTGTGGGATCAGCGTTGAGATTGAACGCAGAATGACAGAGGAAGAAGCTGCACCTAAATGTGATTGCGGTTTGATGATGTCTCGAGTATGGACAGCAACGCCTACGGTATTCAAGGCCGGTGGTTTCTATTCGGTAGATAATCCAAGGACATAAAAGACTAAGGCCCTCCCGAAGGAGGGCCTTAGCACCTAGAGTGGAGGATCAAGTCCACTACATTTATTGTATCACTATCTTCCGTATTCTTCTTTGAGGAACTTGCCGCAGTATGGCCATGGCTTGAAGCCACGATCAGCATAGATATGAAGAGCTACATGGAACTGTTCTCTTAGAGTGGCATCCTTCGCTGGGGTGCCGCTGCTGCCACCATGTGCAACCCAAGTCCGGGGGAACTCAATCTGAAATGCTCCCTGAAATTGTTTGCGTGTGCCGCTGACAGCATTAAGTCGACCATTGGATTCACACTTGGCAAGTTTTTGCCAAGCTAAAGGTAGGTCGGTGAGTTCAATATCCGACACGAATGCCGGCTCCGGTTTGATTACCGGAGGGATCATTACGATAACCGGCTCCCGAGGGGTTAGCGTTAAAGCTAACCCCATGGCAACCGCTCCGAGCATGAAGCGATGAAGCATTTATTTATCTCCAATCATGATCGCAGCTATAAATGCCACGATCGGGATCACGATTAGCAAGGGTTGATCCTCGCTAATTCCCACCGGTAAGGTGAAGAATATTAGAATGAATAAACCGAAACCGATCAAGCGATTACCTCCGAGATCGCTCCGCATTCGGAGCATTCGGGGATCTTCTGCCCATTCGGTATCGGCTCCGGGTAATCCTTGCCGCATTCGCAGCGGTAAGTGTAAGGATAACAGCTCACGCATGAATAAGCTCCGCATCCATAAGTCATTAGGCCACCTCATAGATAAGCTTCGATCCGATCTTATGGATCGCCTTACCCTTAGCTCGCAGCGATACGATTACCCCTCGAGGATCGAGGGCCCGGAGATCGTGAAGATCTCCATCGATAACCGGTATCCCATGCCATCGATCCGGCACCGGAGATCCCTTATCGATCGGCATTACGATAGCGACATTAGCTCCGGTTAATACCTTAGCCCGGATCTCTTCGATCGAATGGCCGGCGGCCGAAAAGGTTAATCGATACCCGGGCACCGGCTCGGGATCTCGATCCCATCGCTTCGAATAATCATAGACGGCGGCACCTCCGGCGATAGCTCGATCGATCAACCATGGCGAGGCGATCTCCCACGCTAGATCGGAGGCGACATTTAATCGGAGGCCCCACTTACCGAATGCTCGAGAGTATCGATCGACATCGTGAGCTAATAGAATGGCGGCGGCTTCGGGTTGATCCATAAGCAGCGATACCCGGGCAGATCTAGCCCGGATCACACTCTCGAATGCTCCCCGGCCATGCGTAAGAACGCATAGATCCTTGCAATGCGTGAAGAATTTGCAAGTAGTGGCCGGGCCATAAGCTGCCGGCGTTAGGGTTAGCCCGGCGATACCGTAATAACCCGGCACCTCGAGACTTAGCTTCTTATTACTATCCGATCGGATTAAATAGCTCGGCACCTTGATGCCATAGGCGGCGAAACTATCCGCCGCTAACCTCCGAGCCTTAGCGACATCGAGACCGGAGATCGAGCCGGGATCCGGTAAGGGATCCCTCTCTCTTATATTGATTAGACTACGCATGAATTGATCCTTATCTTCTAGGTTAGGCGAGGCGATCTCACCATGGCAAGGCCCGGAGCTAATGCCCCGGGCCCCACTATGGTTAGATCGAGCTAAACGGATCCGCAATCTCGAGCGATATCCTTACCGCAATCGAGGCAGAAAGTAAGATAACAATTCTTAAGATCGCTATCGTGAAAGAGTGAGCATGGGATCATGCCCTCATTCATGCATTCGCTCATGTTGCCGGCCCGGCCCATGTTGCCCGGTAAGTAACCCCATAAGCTGCGGAGCTATCAAGATCCTTAATCTTATCGATGGCGTTAGCCTCACTCTCGGCCGAGACCCTATAGATCTCGATCTTATTGATCTCGAATTCTCTCGCCATAATTTAATCCTCCTCGCTATCGATGAAGCATTCGAGGTGATGGCCCTCGATTAGGGCAGACACCGGAGCTTGATCCTTACCTCGCCACTTAATGCCGGCCGGTAGATCGATAAGCTTGCTCCACTCTCGGGCCTTAGCTGCGTTAATGGCGGCGATGCATGGATCCACCATCGAGAGAGGCACCGGCGGATAGTGATTACCGGTTAGATGGATCGAGAGAGATCTCTCGAGGGTTAGATCCGGGTTAGATGCTAGATCGGCGGCAAAATTACGGCCCATTTATTTCGCTCCCTTAAGTAGATCCTTAAGCTCGGCCTTGATCGCTCGAGCTTGATCCCCTCGCCATGTTGACATGTTGCTTAATGCGTATCGGACAACACTCTCGGCCGAATCTGCGAAATATTGATCGGTGATCTTATTCAATAGCTGCATCGCTTGAATATAATCTCGAGCATAGATCGAGGCGTTAGATCGATACCATGGTGAGCCCATGATCTCCCCGGCGATGGTTGATAGTGATCGAGGCCCGGCCTTAAGCTCCGGGATGGCCTTAGATGCATCCCCGAGAGTATCTCCCGAGCTTGCATCGATCACCATTAGCATGCCCGAATCGAGCATCGAGCGAACGATATCCCCGGAGCCCCGGCGATCGGCTTCTTTCATAAATTCTTCGGTGAAGCTAGACATAATTTGATCCTTTACTACTAGGTTAAATCGATACCGGCGATCGGTATCTCCGAAAGCTCGAGCCGGTAAGCTCGAGCCCTCGAAGCTAACTATCGATAGCTAATCCTTAAGCTGCGTTAGATCTAACACCTTAAGCTTACCCTCCGGGAGCTTCTCTTCGGTAGTGATCCACCATTCGAGGCCCTCGAGGCGGCGAGATAAATCTCCATTCAATAGATCACGCTTCGATGGATCATAATAGATCGCTACGGTGATCCGCTTCACGCCATCGCTCATTTCTTCACCTCCCCCGGGAAATAGCAGCTAATGAGATCCCCGAAACAATATCCGGATCCTGTCCACCATACATGGCCGGAGATCCATACGATCCCGGCGAATAACACGATCCCACCGATTACCCCGGCCCATCGCCGGCGATAAACCGGCGAGCCTAGGATCCGGCGAGCTGCGGCCCTCATCGCTTCGCTCCCTCGATGGCGGCGATCCCATCGATAAGGAATCGGACAAGGCCTCGAGCAGCTCGAAGATCAAGCTCGAGGGTTACCGCTTGATGATCCGGATCGGCGGCGTATCCTTTCGCCGCCACGATCGACACGCTCGAAGCCGGAGAGTTATACCATCCGGCGACATAATCCCGGGAGCCCACCGGAAGCGTGATCGCCTCGGCGATCGATACGGTATCCCGGCTCATGCTGCGGCCTCGATCGATAGCTTCTCGAGATGCTTACGGATAGCGGCTCGAGCTGCGGCCCCGGTGGCGTAAGCTTGAAATTCTCCGAGATCCTCGATCCGGCCATTAATGCACTCTCGGATCGTGTAGAGCCGGGGAGATTGATCTCGATCGAATTGCTCGGAGGTAATGAAGAATCGGCCACCGTAGACGGCGGCTCCGATCCTCGAATTAAAAAATCGCTTCGAAGCTGCATCGAAGAAATGGCCACCGGTTGACCGGTGATCGGCTTCGATCTCTTCGATCGTAGAGTAATGAGCTAATGACATGAGCTTGATCCTTTCGCTAGGTTAAATCGATGCCAGAGTAAGCACCCGGAGAGCCTCGAGGTATTAGCTCGAGGCCTACCGGTTACCGGCTCGCAGCTTCCCGGTATTCTTCGGATCCGTAACCGGTTAAATGATCGTAAATCTTCCCGGATAATTCCTCGAGAGCTTCGATCGCCTTTCGGTAGGTGTCGATCGATTCCCGGGCCATGGTGGCGATTATGCCGGTTTGCATTACGCCATCGATGAGAGAAGCTTTCTCAAGCTCCGAAATTTGAAGCTCGAGAGCCCGGATCGCATGATCGAGGGATGATTCGAGAGCTTGAAGCCGGCGATTATCGATGATGATCTTCGAAGCTTCGAGGAGATCGGTATTCGATGGGATGATGATAAGAGACATTAGCTTGATCCTTTACTACTAGGCGGCCGGTTTGATGCGGCCGGGTTTGCCTCCGATGGTATCACGAATACAGCTTAAAAAGTCAAGCTTATTTCGAAACTATTTTTTATCGTGTCGATGATCCCCGGCGAGCTTATCCCGGAGCATGGCCCCGGATCCTCGAGCTATTCCCGGCGGCCATCGATGCAAGCTCGAAGAGTTGCGGCCCGGATCCCTCCCGGCAAGCTTGCAAGCTCCCCGGATCCATGCCCTAGATCTTAGGCGATCTTAAAGATCCGGATCCTTTAAATGGCCCTAGCTCCGGCCGGCCGGCCTTGATCCATGTCTCCCCGACACGCCGTAAATGTTGGTTTACATAATGTTAGTTATCGGCATAGGGGGGCTCGACACGCAGGGGTGGCAAATTGACCCGAGTGCTTAAAACGGCTGGGGCCCCTGTATATATGTACCCAGAAAAATATTTTTGATAGGATCTCGAGCTGTAAAATAGGCTCTGACCTGCACTTTTACACACAATAGATAGAATGTGATACAAATCACAGGGCATAGTGTGGGATAAAACCCATTTATCCCGGCTTATATATAGTAGGAGGATAATTACTTGCTAAAGTAATTAGACGACTACACCGGCTCTAGGGAGCCGGAGCGAGCCCTAGCGAGCAAAGGCGACCTAGAAGCCCCTAGTAAATGCCCAGTAGTCTGTTCTTTTTCAGAACCGCTAAACCCAATGAAAAATCTTTGGCGACCACGCCAGCGAAGCTGGCGAGGAGAGATATGAGTAAACAAGAAGAGACAGCCAAGATCAAGGCAAAAGTAATCCGTCTGATTACAGAGGGTTGCACAGTCGAAGATGCCATGCGGCAGGTCGGCAGATCAGCAAAGCTGTGGGATTACTACCGCTCCACGGATAAAGAATTCAAAGAGACTGTAGATAAGGTTCGTGCTGCTAGATCAAAGCATGGCCGCATCCAGTCTGAGGAATCCCTCGAGATGGACTTCCGTACTTTCCGCAAGGAGTATCTGGAAGCAGACACCTTTCCACATCAGATGAATATCATCAACCTTCTTGAAGGTAATGAACCTGAGTGGATGCATAGCTCTATGCAATTTGAGCAAGGCCGCCCCCAGTATGTTCTGGTGAATGTGCCCCCTGAACACGCCAAGTCGATGACTACCTCGATTGACTATCCGGTCTACCGGATCTGTATGGATCCCAATGTCCGTATCATGATTGTCTCGAAGTCACAGCAGAAGGCAACAGAATTTATCTACGCTATTAAACAGCGTTTGACTCACCCATCGTGGCAGAAGCTACAACTCGCTTACGCTGCTGGCTCAGGCTTCAAGTCTAAGTCAGCCACATGGCAGGCTACGCAAGTCTACCTCGGAGACGAACTGCGTGACTCAGACCAGAAGGATCCTACGATTCAAGCAATCGGTATCGGAGGACAGGTATACGGTGCGAGAGCAGACCTGATTATCCTAGACGACTGTGTGACTATGTCGAACTCCCACGAATACGAAAAACAGATTCGTTGGATTCAACAGGAAGTCCTTACTCGTCTCGGGCCTACCGGCAAGCTTTTAGTTCTTGGAACTCGAGTAGATTCCATTGACCTCTATAGAGAACTTCGTAACGGTGAACGCTACCCAACAGGTAAATCACCTTGGACATATCTGGCCATGCCAGCAGTTTTAGAGTTTGCAGAAGACCAGAAGGACTGGAAAACACTTTGGCCTAAATCAGACCGCCCTTGGCAGGGCAGCGATGAAGAGGCAGACGAAGACGGTCTATACCCACGCTGGGATGGCAAGTATCTATCCATGCGTAGAAGTGCATTAGACCCAAAGACTTGGTCGATGGTTTACCAGCAAGCAGATGTTGATGAAGACTCAACCTTCAACATGACTTGCGTTAAAGGTTCTATCGACAGAATGAGAATGATCGGGCCAATCGTTCCGGGCAATCCCGGACACCCCGAGACAGTAGAAGGTCTCACCATCATCGCAGGGCTTGACCCAGCGATAGTTGGTGATACGGCGGCAGTTGTTGTAGCTGTAGATCGTAGGAGAAAGAAAAGATATATCCTCGATGCTGCGACTATAACTAAACCGTCACCGCAAGCCATCCGTGATCTCATCACTACATTTACGGAAAAGTACAAACCATCGGAATGGATGGTTGAACGAAACGCCTTTCAGGGTTATCTGACACAGGATGAGAATTTACGGCAATGGTTAGCAAGTCGTGGTGTGCTTCTTCGGGAACACACTACTTCTAGAAATAAGTGGGATGTTGGATTTGGTGTCGCTGCAATGGCTTCCTTGTTTGGAAGCGTTGAATCCAATGGTAAGCACCATCGAGATAACTTGATGCACTTGCCTTCAGATCGACACGAAGGCATCCGATTACTTATTGACCAGTTAGTAACATGGTCGCCAGAGACTAAGAACAAGACAGACCTTGTTATGGCCCTCTGGTTCTGCGAGATTAGAGCAAGAGAGATCTGCCAGTTTGGTGAGTATGGCGGAAAGTTCGTACACAATGAATTCCTCACCCGAGCAGATGCCGAAAAGCGACAGGTCATCAACCTTGATGAGTGGGCCGCAGATCGCCGTTTGGCATAAGGAGAAAAATGCTTTCAGTTCAAGAAGTTGCAGCTAAGGTTGAACGCCTTAAAACACGCAACATGGATCGTGATCGCCGTATGGCAGATGTTCTTGCTGTCCGTCAAGGTCGTATGCAAGATGTTTTCTTCGGTCAGTTCTCTGATGAGTATCCGAAGCCACTCATCGCTAACATGGTTGACATTGCAGCTCGTGACCTTGCCGAGGTAACTGCCCCTCTTCCAGCAATTAACTGTGCCTCATCCAACATGACTTCCGACTCAGCTCGTAGAAAGGCTGAGATTCGTACACGCATTGCCAACCACTATGCCAATAAGTCTGATCTACAACTTCAGATGTATCAGGCAGCAGACTGGTATTACACCTATGGCTTTGCAGCAGGTATGGTGGAGATTGACTTTGATACCAACAATCCACGCATTCGTATGCTTAATCCTTTCGGTCTTTACTTTGAAAAGGATCGCTTTGGCTCAGTAGTTGCTATGGCTCAGATCATTATGTCTGATTCAGAGTCTCTATCCCTACAGTATCCAGAGTATAAGGCTCAGATCAACAGCAAGTATCGTATGAAGTCTACGATTTCCATGGTTCGCTACCATGATAAGTATCAAGATTTAATCTTTTTACCGGAATTAGATAACCTAGTTCTATCTAATACCCCTAATCTTCTAGGCAAAATCCTTGTAGATGTAGCAGAACGACCAACAGTTGATGGTCAAACTCGTGGTCAGTTCGATGATGTCCTACCAGTTCAGATGGCTAAGGCTCGATTTGCACTCCTTCAGCTTGAAGCAGCGAAGAAGTCAGTCAATGCACCTATCGCTATTCCACCAGATGTCCAAGAATTTACCCTTGGCCCAGATGCTTTGCTTCGATCTAATACACCAGAGAGAATCCGTAGAGTTCCAATCGAACTTCCTAACGGAGTCTTTGCTGAATCACAGGCACTTGAGCGTGAACTCCGTATGGGTTCTCGTTATCCAGAAGGCCGAACAGGTCAGATCGATGCATCTATCGTTACAGGTCGTGGCGTTCAAGCCCTTATGGGTGGCTTCGATTCACAGATCAAGGCAGCACAGGCAGTCTTTGCTCGCTTCTTTGTAAATCTTATCGGTATTGCATTCTGTGTAGATGAGCAAGTATTCGGTTCAACTCAGAAAACTATTCGTGGATCCGATGACGGAACACCATACGAATTAAAATACACACCATCGAAAGACATCAACGGTGATTACACAGTAGATGTCCAGTATGGACTCATGGCAGGACTAGATCCTAACCGTGCCGCAATCTTTGGATTGCAACTTCGTGGAGATAAGTTGATTTCTCGTGACTTCCTCCGCCGCAATCTTCCATTCTCAATCAATGTCACACAAGAAGAACAACGAATTGACATCGAAGAACTTCGTGACTCATTAAGAACCGCAGTAGCACAATATGCAAACGCAATCCCAATGCTTGCTACTCAGGGTGGGGATCCAACAGAAGCTGTTAAGAGGCTCGCCGACATCATTGAAGGTCGAGCAAAAGGTCAAGCATTGGAGTCAATCGTTGCTAAAGCGTTTGCTCCAGTAGAACAACCGGCAGCGACTGCGATGGCCCCCGGTGCTTCGCAACCCCCTATGGGGGTTCCGGGAGCGGCCCCGGCTGCCGGTTCCCAAATGGTATCTGGCCCCGGCCAGTATTCTCGTAGAACTGATCTAGCACAAGGTGGAACCCCACCGATGGCAGATCTTTTAGCTTCCCTAACTGGGGCGGCTTAACACGCATCTGGAGGTGCAATATGTTCGGAGTAAAAAAGGGTGCAGTAGCTAAGGCTCTAGTTCTTGGCCCAATCATGGGTAAGAAGTCTGCATCAGGCAAGGCAGGAATGCAGAAGCTTGGCGAAACAGGAAAGCCAGCATCAGCATCAGGAAAGAAAGCTAAGTAACAATCTTAGGAGGGCGAGTCAATGTCAGAAGATAACTTCGATGAACTCGATGATATGTTTGTGTTGGCTCGCCCTGCAAAGAAGATAGATTTTGTTTACGCAGTAGCAGATTTACTATATAAAATAAGTTATTCATTCGCAGATTTCTTCTCATTGATAACAAAGATTATCCATTCACATTCTGTAAACGAAGCAAAGAAGCAGTATATGTGGGAGAAGATGACACAAGACATTGAAAAAATGGAGGCTAAAGATGGCTGAAGGCCCATACATTGGTAGGCAGGCAGCACAATCCATTACCGGTGGAGCATACGGTGAGAACACAGAACTCACACAATTACAAACTGCTCCCGGAGTTCCATTAGCAGCAACTGAAACAGGTGCAATGGGTGGCGGAATGGGCCCTATGATCGCAGCACCTGCTATGCCAAACAGAAACTTTTCTACACCAAACCCAAATGTAGATCAAGAGATTACATTCGGTGCAGCCTTTGGTGCTGGCCCGGGTAATGAAGTATTACCTATCCCACCACAAGCACCTGACGAAACTGCCACACTTGTCCGTCAACTTATTGCCCTATATCCAGATCCAGACTTGGTTCGATTAGGACAAAGATTAGATTATGAGAAGCGTTAATGGCAGGAAAAACCGGAGGCACATTTGGTGCTGGTAGTCTCGGTGCATCGTTAAGTTCAATTCCTCAAGAAGGAACAGCAGCTTACGATACATACATTCAGGCCCAGCAATCTAAGTATTTAAGTCCAGACTTTGCCAAGCAGTTAGCTGCTATGGCTAAGGCCTACCCTGCTGCATCTGTCGGCACGGTCATGGGTCTTACAAAGTCTGGTGCTGTTATTGGTGGCAATACAGCCAATGCTATGACTACACTCGATGGATCAGCATTGATTGATGCACAGCGTAACGCAGCCATTGCTGCTGCTGCTAAGTTGAAAGAGCAGAACTCTGCAAAGAAGGGTTCACCTGCTGACTTCTTAGCACCACTTACTCGTACTGCTTTCATGCTTTTATCTACACCATTTGAAATGCTAGAAGCCAGCGTTCGTAACGGTGTATCTGGCAAGGGTGGCATGAATGTTTTTGATGAGACTCAAACAGGTCAAGCTCTTATCAACCTTTTCAAAACAGGCAAGATTGATGTAGGTACTGGTTTTCTTGGTGCAGATCAAAACTCTGCGGTAGGTAAAGCATTACTTAATGCAAAGATTGCTGCTGGCCCTACGATGAAGGGTGGAGTTCCTTGGACTTATTCAAGTGGACTTACACAAGCACTATTCGATAACCCAGAGACTAAAGCAGCTCGTACATTCCAAGCCATTTCAGGATTCGTTCTTAATCTAGCAGCAGACCCACTTACTTATGTTCCCGGTGTAGGTTTAGTTAAGATCGGTAAAGAAGCTGGAAAGGTTGGCGTAACACTTCGTGTTGGGCCAAAGGCCGCAGCTCGTGCAGCAGAAGCGAAGGCAGCACCGATCAAGGCTGTGGCTCGTGATGTCGAAGACATTATGGGTGATGTTACAAAAGTTCGTGCAGAAGCACGAGCAGCAGCAGGCGACATCAATATGCTTGAAGCAGACATCATCAAACACCAAGATGATCTAAATGCTATCTCTGAACAGGTAGATAATACATACCAGACTTATTACAAAGCAAAGTCTGAAGCAGATTTATTAGATGCAGAAAACGGACAACTCCGTCAACAGCGTGACACTTTAATTGCAGGTCTTAAGGCTGCAACTGAAACAAAGGGTCAACTCGTTGGACAAGCTCGTAAGGCTGAAGACCTTATGGCTCACCGTATTGAACTCAATACTGCTGGTCGTGCAGCAGCAGTTCAAAGCATTCTTGATGCTAAAGGTTTTGATGAAGTAGTTCGTGCAGGAGAAACACTTGTTGAACAAGAACAGTTGGCTCCCGGACTTATTCATACACTTGAAGAAGCAGCCCTTAAGAAGGGTGATCGTGCAGCAACTCAAGGCATCCGCAATGGCGTAGATGCTGTAGTTCGTGTAGCAGCAAAGCAGAAGCCACGCCTTATCAAGTGGACAGGTCTTATCAAGGCTGGAGATTCACCACAAGCAACTCGTGTATCTAACGAGATTGGTTCTAACCTTATCGATATTGGAACTGCTGCTGGTATCCAAGAATCTAAACTGCAAGGTGTTCTCGATGTAATCGATACACCCGGTGCAACACACGCAGAACTTATTCAGTCAGCACAGAAGGCTGGAATTACAGAACAACTATTTGCAGCATACGAAAGATCCGGTATCCAAGGATTTGAAAATGTTGGTGCTACTCGTGGTATGGGTGGTGGCGGATACGCTTACTTCCCACGGACAGTAGATCCATTCGATGCAAAGATTTCTGACTTTGGTCGCTTCAAGGCTGATGCTATTAACTCACCTGACATCAACGATCTTGGTGTTCAAGCACTTACAACTAAGGGTGCAATTACCCAGCAGGTTACAGGGCTAGTCGAAGGTGCAGCAGCACCTCGCCTTACAGTCATGGAACAACTTGCCGATATAAATAAAGCTCTTGCCGAGCAGGGTAAGGTTACAAAAGGTGTCCAAAAGGAACTTGCCAAGGCTGAAGAAGCTTGGAGAAATAGACTTAAGTATGTTCAAGATCGAGTCAAATCTGATGATGAGGCTCGTATGCTTCTTGAAGAGGCACGAGGTCGCAAGGCTCTAGCAATGGAAGCAGAGTTTGGTCTTATGACCATAGGTGGTAAGCAGATCCTTGATTACCAGCAAGCTGCTAAAGCATTCTTTGGCCCAATGGGTCAGAACGCTGCAAAGTTTATTGCTATCCACTACGGCCCAGAACAATACGATGATCTATGGCGAGCAATGAATGGCAACATCACAGTTGATCTAGCCAAGCGTTTGGCTGCTGCTACTTCTGAAAAAGAAGTTATGGGATTACTTGCCGGTGAAGTTGGCCTAGAACTATCTCGTGGAACAAGAGTTGGACTTGCAGTTCAATCTCGTGCAATCCAATTCCAGTCAAGTTTCTATGCACCTAACTCATTGAAGTTACACCATGAAGGTTTTGCTAACTTCCTGCTTAATGCAGAAAACGATGCACGAGCATTTCTAAGAAGCAACAAAGTAACTGCACCGTTTACACGGTTTGCACCTACTAGAAATCTTATTCACCTAGACGATGTAGATACATTGGTTAGGGAAATGAATGACACTTTGCCATTCCTTAAGGCATCTGCTGAATTACAGAAGACATCCATTAAGGCCATGATGGCAGCTACAACCTCGACTGAACGCTTCAATGTATTCATTGACACACTTAAGTCTTTGGTTAAGGAGAAGGCTCCTAACCTAACAGAAGAACAAATCCGTATGCTTAATGATGCGGCTCGAGTATTTAAGAAAGAAGCAGATGCTAACCGAAAGTTCTTGGCACAAGTTGCTGGTAAGGACATCGGAACACGAGAATTTAAGATCGCTGGAAAGACCCAGAAGTTCACTCAGCTTGATCCACTCATTGACTCTCAACTTGCAAATTTTATCAAGTGGCCTGACATCGATGCAATCCGTCAGCTCACAGGAAAAACAAGAAACCTTTTCTCCCAGTCACAGAATGCACAGCAACTTAGAACAGTAACTACTGATCTCTTTGACTCATTCTTCAAGCAAACAGTTCTCGTAGGTCGTGTTTCATACATCCTACGAAATGTTGGTGATATGCAGGTTCGTTCATTCCTTGGTGGATCTACAACCTTGTTCAATCACCCATTGCAGTTTGCTGCAATGATGATGGCTAACCCAGAGGGTAATGCAATCGCTAAGTTTGCTACTCGATGGTCTCGATTCGACAATACAGTCTTTGGCACAAACTTCAACAAAGCGGTTGAAGAGATGGATGCAATCGGCTTTAAGTCAGCAGCACTTGCAGATGCAGATAAGTTTGCCGTAATGATGTCTCGATCTATCGGTGTTGGTATGGGCCAAGGCACTCGTGGTCTTTCACAGATCCTGCCTACCGGTATGCGTTTCATTACACCAGAAGAACGAGGATTCAATCGGGCATGGGCCGGAGCAATCCTTCAGTTCCGTGAATCAGCAATGGCTCGTCTAGTTGCCGGTGGTCTTACTGGTGGAGTCAAGGGTGCCAATGGAAAGATTACTCCTTGGTTCAAAGAAGCAGAAGCTTTTGTTGCTAAGAAGCAAGCACAAGGAATGGATCTATCTCGTGATTACGAGAAGTTCATTGTTGACTTTATGTTTGAGACAGAGCAGGGAATCCTGCTTCGTACACAGATTGCCAAGGTTGATGAACTCAATCGTGCATTGATGCTTGATGCAGATGAGGCTATTGCTCGTCAAGCTATGGAGAATTACTTTAAGGTAGTCACAGAAGGTGTTGATAATCTATCTGGTGGCCGCCAAGAGTTGCGTGACTTTATCTCTGGTAAAGCAATGGTTGCAGTAGATGGCAAGAGAACTCCCGGATTTAATCCAAAGGGAACCCAGTCAAAGGATGTATGGCTTGCCAATATCCTTAAGGGATATGTTGATTCAACAGACATCTCAAAGGCTATCGGCCAACTCAAGCTTCCAACAGATGATGTTCGTGCCGTTGCATCCTTCAAGGGTCAATGGGATCGAGCAGCATCTAAGTTCTTCCAAGTCTCTGCATCGATTGAAAAGCGAGCAGCACTTGGCCCAGAGTTTAAGCAGCAATACTGGAACGGTGTTGCAGAGAACCTAAACCTTATGACTAAAGATGAGGCTACTAAGATCCTTGCTATCGCAGAAAAGGAACTTCGTGGAATCAAAGTCTTTGGACTTAAGGCAGGGTTTGAAAACCCAGCATTGGTTCGTATGCGTGAAGCAATTAAGACACTCGATGATCGAGGACTTGCTGCCGATGATATGCATACAATCGCAAATAACTTTGCTGCTAATAAACTACAGAAGCTTTACTACGATGCAATGCGACAGAAGCAGTATGCAGTTGCAGCTCGTTTAGTGGCTCCTTTCGCAGCAGCGTGGGGTAACACTATTGCCACTTGGAGTAAGTTGATTGGCACAGATGTAGCCAATACCTTCCGCCTACAAGGCAAGGCTCGTACTTACAAAGCTGCTAACGCTTTTGAATTCTTGACTCATCCAGAGACTGGTGTCATTTACGAATGGACTGGCCAGAACTGGAATGACCCAAGCCAAGGATTTATCTACAAGGATCCAACCTATGGTGATCCTCGTATGGTTATCCCTCTAGCCGGTAATGCACTTGGCTGGATGCTTTCAACAGCAACCGGTGAAGCGGTTCCATCGATGCCAACATCGCTTTCAATTCCATCTTTGAACCTTGCATTCAGTAATGAATTGCTACCGGGTGTAGGCCCTGCAATTCAACTTTCATTGGGTCGACTAATCCAGAGCCAAGAAGGTTGGGCAGCAGATCAACTCCGTGATGTGATCTATCCATTCGGAGCCCCTGAAGGTAAGACTGGAATCGTTGAATCATTTACACCTGCTTGGGCCCAAAGAGTTCTTTACGGTTTAGGTATTAACTCCTTTGAAGAGAAGAGTGTTTCCACTCTTCGACCATTGATGACATATCTTGCATCAACTGGTAACTATGGAGACTTCCCACTTGGTGGAGAAGCACAAGCAAAGCTTCTTGAAGATGCAGGTAGAGTTAATCGAGTCCTCGCCTTATGGCGTGGTATCACACAGAATGTGGCTCCCGGATCTATTGCACCTCAGATTCTTGCTAAGGACAAAGAGGGTGAACTTCATGTTCAGGCTCTTATGTTTAATGACTTCTTACAGATCCGTGCAAACAACCCAGACAGTTATGAAATTGCTGTAGCCAAGTGGGCTGACAAGTATGGCGAATCAGCACTCTTTGCTCTGGTATCTGGATCTCGTGGTGGTATCACTCCTACTGATGAAGCTTGGAATTTCTATACAAATAACCGTAAAGATGCCAATGCAGTACCAAATGCGTTTGCCCTCTTCTTCCCCGGTGGACAATACTCACAAGAATTTGCTAAATGGCAAGCACAGCGTGGCCAGCGATTTAAGTTATCACCTGCTGAAATGCAGATGGAAGCGGCTCGTTATGTATACACAGCTCGTAAGGCTAAGTTACAAAGCGATGAAGCCATCGCTATCCAACAGGGTGCAGATCCAAAGCAAGCCCATCAGGTCTACTTGACTCGTAAGGCAGCAATGGATGATGACTTCGGTGGACAGCCAGACTTCCGTGCAGCAGGTGTTCCTCGTGAGACACTTGTCAAGGAGGTAACTCAGGCTCTTAGCAATCCTAAGTTTGCTGAAACCGAATCAGGTAAGGGCTTGGCTAAGTTCTTACAGGCTCGTGAGTCAGCATTGAATTCTGTTGCACAAGCAGGATACAAGACACTTACAGGTAAAGCTGTTGAAAATGTAGCACAATGGTTAGACCAAACTGCTTACCAGATAATCTCCGAACACCCAGATTTCTCTGTAATGTACTGGCGTGTATTTGCAACAGAGACAGGAAATAACTAATGGTTGATCTAAACAAGAATGGAATCGATGATTCCTTGGAAAAGACATCAGGAACTAATCCTTATGCTGCCCCTTCAGTAGGTGGCGGCAACTCATATCCTGCACAAGGAACTGGTGTATTCCGCCCGGGTGTTGTCTTTACTGATCCAAGGACTGGTAAGAAAACAGATGTAACTGGCAAGATTTATTCTGCCCTATATCAAGTTTCAGATCTTCAGGTGTATCAGATTCTTGGAGAACAGATTAAATCTTTATCAGATCAGAACCAAGTTAAAGCTCTTTTGATTCAAGGTGGACAACTTGCTAAGTCTGATTTCCAGACTGCCTATTGGGGCAAAGCTGACACAGATGCATTTAAGAAACTATTGGGTGAAGCCAATGCTGATGGTGGTCGAACATGGCAAGAGAAGTTAGCAGCCATTGGATCCGGTGGTGGTGGAGAACCAAGAACAACAACTCAAAGAGTCTCAAGCATCTCAACCAAAGAAGAAGCACAAGCAATCGTTCAGAATGCACTTCGTGCAAAACTTGGTCGTGATCCTCGTGATGCTGAATACAATCAACTGCTTCAAACTCTTACATCTGCTGAGAAGGCTAACCCTTCAATCACTACACAGACACAGACAGCACCGGGTCAATACTCAACTACAACAACTGGAGGCCTATCGATGGCTGGCAAAAGTCAAGTAGTTGAACAGGCAATCATGGCTAACCCAGAGTTAGAAACAGAAGCAGTCAACAAGACTCTTAATTCATACGGCGATGTTATAGCGAAGATTGCGGGTGTCCGATAATGGCAGATCCAGTAAAGCCTAAAGGCACTATTGACATCAATGCACTTCTTGAAGCTGAGAAGGCAAGAGCCGCTAAGGCTAAGGCAGAGTCAGAAGCTGCTGCTAAAGCCAATGCTGCCCGAAAGGCAGCAAGCCAATACGATCAAGCAGTCAAGTTTGTAGTTAGCCAGAAGAATGATCGTATCCAATCACTCGAGCAATCTATTGCAGATAGCCTATTTGGCATCAATCGCATCGTTAGAAACATAGCAACAAATACAGCATCACCCGGTGATGAAAGAGAACTTAAGCGTTTAGAAAAACTTTACAACCAAGCAGTAGAACAACAGAATATTCTTCTAAAAGAAGTGACTGGTCTTACAAAGAATACTGCTAAGTTAGATACAAAGACTGGAAAGGTAACAGTTGGAACTACACCAACACCTGAAGCAGGCGGAACTGCTGCTGGAACCGTAGTAGATTCCGATGGCGATGGAATTCCAAACAACATTGATCCAGAACCATACACAGCAAAAGGTTCAGCATCACAGGCTAAAGTAGTTGGTAGTGAAACTGTTGTCGATCAAGCAGGTGGCAACAAAGGTGGTAATACCGGAGGTAACACAGGTGGCAATACTGGTGGAAACACCGGAGGTAATACCGGCGGTGGAGATAAATTCACCGGTAAGGGAACCGCTGACAAGCCATACCTAAAGAACGGTAAGCCATTTACAGGAACTGCTGGCGGTAAAACCTATCAAGGTGGAATCGTTATAGATCCAAATGCCTTGACACCAGAACAGCAATCAAAGCTTGGTGAATACGGTAGCAAGTATCTTATCGATTACTTTAAGGCTAACTACCCAGACATCTATAAGAAGCTTGAGAACATGGCACGACTCAATGAGTCTGCTGCCAATGTTGAGGCATACCTTTCAGGAACTGCTTGGGCTAAAGATGTCAATCAAAGAACTTATGCACTTATTGGTGCAGCCGAACTTGCCAATGGTCTTAAGTTAGATCAGGCAACTAAAGATACTTACCGAGATCAATATCTTGCCAAAGTCAAGAGCATGGATGAGATCAAGTATGACATTGGCCTAAAGACCATTGCTCAGTTCCAGTTGGATACAGTTAAGCCAGATGTTGCTAACTCTATCCGTGCAGGAAATACCTTTGCTCAGGCTGCTGCTGACTACATCGAGATCTATCGTAAAAACCTTGAGATTGCCTCATCTGCTTTTAAGATAGATGATAAGCAATTCCAGACACTTCTTATTAGTTCATCTAATATCAGCGACTTTGAGAAGAAGCTTCGCCGGACTGACCAGTATCTATCTCAGCCTAAAGTCCAGCAACAGATTAACTCCAACAAGATTATGGTTACTACCAAGTATCGTCAGTTTGGCTTGGCCCTTACTGCGGCAGCAGCAGATAACCTTGCAAAGAATGTTTTTCTTGGAGATACATCTAACGAGCAGATTGAAGAGAACCTTCGTCAGGAAGCAGTCAAACTCTTCCCAGCGTTCCGTGATCGAATCCTTAATGGAGAGTCTCCACTATCTATCGCAAGCCCTTACATCGGTGCAATCTCTCGTATCCTTGAGGTGCCAGAAGGTTCATTAGATCTAGAGGATGCAACTGTTCGTAAAGCAATGATTGGCTCAACAACAACTGTCGGAGACAAGACTTCATCAACAGTCACTCCATTGTGGCAGTTCGAGCAAGACCTATACAAAGATAGTCGTTGGCAATACACAGCCAACGCAAGAGCTAAAGCTGACAGCATCTTAGTTGATGTCGGTTCGAGATTCGGAGTGATTCCATAATGGCAGAAAAATATACGGTTAAGTCCGGCGATACCCTTTCAGGTATTGCAAAGGCTAATGGCACTACTGTTGCTGCAATCCTTGCAGCTAACCCGGTCTTGGCTGCTCGTGCCGAAGCAGGACAGACAGTTATCTTTAACAACACTAAGGTAGCACTTCCTTCAGCAGCAACTTCTGGTAATCAGGTAACTGGGAGAGTAAACACAACTACCCTTGAGGGAATCAATGCAGCATCCGCAACTCCGGTTGCCGGCGGAGTTACTACTTTTACACCAGTAACTCCGGAAAATGCATCAACGATGTTTACTGGCCCAATCCCAGTAGGTGCAACTCGTACTGAAACAGGTTACACAACTGCTACTGGCGAGACTGTAACTCCCGGTGGAATCCAAACACCTACTGGTGTAACCGAAGTTTCTCGAGTAGATAACGGTGATGGAACATTTACCGTCACATACAGCGATGGCACTAAGAAAGTTATTGGAACAAAAACAACTGGCAAAAAGATTCTTCGTCAATACTTCTCAGGATCTGGTGCAAACCGTGTCCAGATTACTGAATACGATGATGGCACAAAGGACACAATTCCTGCTCCAGAAGCAGCAGCAGGTCTAGGTGCAGAAGATGTAAATAAACTTATTCAAGCTGCTATTGCTAATCAAAATGCAGAATTTCAGAAGATGCTTGCTGCACAACAAAAGCAACTTGAAACTGCAAAGGCAGAGCAGGTAGCAGCCCAGCGTAAGTCAGCATTCGATGTTATCCGGGAACGCTTTACCCAGATGGGTATTAAAGAGGTTGGAGATGACATTGCTGCAATCTTTGCTGGCAAAGGCACAGATCGTTTTGGCAAGGCATTTGATGAAATCCCTACAACTTCAGAAGGTTTCTACCTTCAGTTGATTAACACCAAGTCTTACTACGAACGCTTTGGCAAGGTCAATGAGGCTCGTTTAGCTCAAGGCTATAAGGCACTAGATGAGAAGACAATCGTTGGAATGGAAGATGAATACCAGAAGGTATTAACTTCATACAATATGCCAACAGGCTTTTACGATCAGACAACAGACTTCCAATCTTTCCTAAAGAACAACCTTACCAATGTTGATGTTGCAAACATCATTCAGGCATATCGTGACTTTGTAACTACAGGCACAGATTCCAATGTTCGTAAGCAACTTAAGGATCTATACGGTATCGGTGACGAAGCTCTTACTGCATACATGATTGATCCAGCAAAGGGTCAGGGAATCCTTGAGCAGATTGCTGGAAAGAACATGAATACAGCAGCAGCTCTTATCGAAGGCCTAACAGCAGAAGAGGCAAATATGGCTCAGACCTACGGTGCAGGATCTCTTGGCTATGGATCACAACGCCAAAAGTATTCACAGGTTCAGCGTGAACTCCAGACAACTGGAAACCTTGCTGCTATCTATGGTGAGAACTTTGGAGCCAAAGAAGCAATCGCTGCCGAGTTCGGTGGAGATGTCCAAGCACAAGCACAAGCAGCACGAATTAAGGCAACAGGTGCAGCAGCATTCGGTGGCACAAGTGGTATCGGATCTAAGGCACTAAGAGTTAAAACAGTTTAAGTAATAGGGTGATTGGCAATCATCCGGGTTCGAGACCCGGACACCCACTCCATCTCTAGAAATGCCGGAACTTGAGATGAGTATAAACCCGGAAGTTGGAGCCAATGCATTTCCCCGATTGCATTGTGGCCAGCGACTAACATGAAAAGGGAGTAGGACAAATGTCCAATTACGAACTGGAAGAGGATGACTTCGAACTTGATTCGAACGATGTTCTCGGACAACTACGCAAGGCCAATAAGGCAAAAGAGAAGCAACTGAAGGAAATTCAGGAAGAGCTTCAAAATTTGCGTAAAGAAAAACGAGAGAGAACTATCTCAGAAGTCCTTACAGCTCGAGGAGTGAATCCGAAGATTTCGGCTTTCATTCCACAGGACATCGACCTCACGGAGGAATCGTTGTCGTCATGGCTCACAGAATACGGAGATGTATTCGGTGTGTCACAAACCAACCAAACAAACTCAGCAATACCAGAAAGTTTTGTAGACAGTTACAAAAAGGCTCAAGCAACTGTAGACGGTGGCATTAGTGCTGATCGTGAACAGATGATTCAAGCCCAGATGGATGAGGCCGCTGCAAAGGGGCCTGATGCATTAAAGCAATTATTTACAGATCTTGGTAAAGCTGGGTACTAACCCAGAAAGGCGGTGCCGTAAATGGCAACCACTCAAATCTCTGGTGTAGGCAACTTAGTAGTCAATGCATATGACACATATGTAAGAGCTGCACTCCGCTCACTTCCTGTCATGCGTTCAGTCGCAGATGTACGACCAGTAGCCCTCACCAACCCGGGAACTACTCTCAAGTTTGCAGTTTATGCTAACTTGGCAGCAGCAACCACAGCTTTAACAGAAACATCTGATGTAACACCTCTTGCATTAGCAAACCCATCACAGGTAACAGTTACTGTTACTGAATACGGTAATGCTGTTGAGCAGACAGAGAAGGTCAATATGGCTTCATTCTCTTCTATCGACACCATGATCGGTGATGCGATTGCTTACAACGCTGCTGATACTTTGGATCAGCTAGTTGCAACAGCACTAACATCTGGAACAGTAGTTAAGTACGGTGGAAGCCGTACATCAACAGCTACACTTACAGCTTCAGATGTTCTTTCAACAACAATGCTTCGTAAGGCACAAACAGAGCTTCTTGAAGCTAACGCTCAACCTCGTGTTGGCGACCTTTACACATTGTTCATCCACCCACGCCAAGCTTTCGACCTTCGTGCCGAGACTGGTTCAGGCGGATTTGTGGACATCCACAAGTACACAACTGAAAATGTTGGAAACCTATTGACAGGCACCATTGGTGTTCTTGAAGGCTTCCAAGTTGTTCAGACATCTCGTGTTCCTTCAGCAACATCCGGTGCATCTTCTGCTCGAGTTTACTCAGCAGTTGCAGTCGGTAAGGAAGCTCTTCTTGAGGCTAATGTCTACGATGTGCAAACAGTCGTAGCTCCTCAGATCGACATCCTTCGCCGTAAGTCAGCCCTCGGCTGGAAGTACTTCGGTGGCTGGGGCATCTTCCGTGATGCAGCAGTCGTTCGTTTGGAAACAGGCGGATCAGCTCTCTAGTAGAGCATTAGTTGAGGGGGGCAGGGCAACCTGCCTCCCTCTCTATTAACAAGGAGAATCATGGCAAATTACACATTTTATCCACCGCAGGTAATGGAAGGCTATCCATTAGCCGACAAGTGGTGGCGTAGAGTTGTATCCCAGCGAGGGGTAGCCGTGCTTATCGATAATGGCCAAATGACTTTGGCCAGAGCAGTAACAGAAGATGAACTAAGAGATTACGATTATGTCTTCCTCGGTGGGCGAGGTCACATAGTAAATGAAGCAACAAAGAATATTCTTGTAGGACAAGGCTTTCCGATCAGAACTCAAGCTCAGGCCGACTCTGATTCAAACATAGCCCATAACGGATTTTTAGTGGAGATAGTTTAATGGGATGCAGAACAGGATGCCCCACTCAGGATCACATTAACTGGGGTGATTGCTTAAAGCAATCAGGTCTACAGGTTAATACCGGAGATGCAAACAGTTCTCGTCTAATGTCACAGAAGAAGTGGGATGCGGAATTAAACGCATACAAGTCTGCAATCGATCAAGGCATTGAACCAGCGACAACAAACATGAAGGATATTCGTGGTGCAGTCGAACTAAGCAACATAGCCGGTAAGGCATTCGACTCAACCAACAACTCATTTAAGGACTGAGCATGACAACCATAATCGGGATTCAAGGTAAAGGCTGGGGATTGATCGCAGCCGAATCCCTGATAGTTGGTGCAGATCAGAAGTTTATTGCTACCGGTATGGATAAGGTAGTTGAAAAGGGTGAGTATGTAATCGCCTTTGCTGGCGATGCAATCGCCGGGGATATAGCCCTACACAGTTGGAATGCTCCTAAGATTCCACGAGGTGTGAACCTAGATAAATTTATGATGACAGATTTATTGCCATCACTCAAGCAAGCATACGCAGATTATGGATACGACCCATCGCCTAAGACTGCCGATAACGACCCCAAAGATGGATCAGGTTTTGATGCATTGATCTGCCTTCGAGGAAAGATTTATCAAATTGATAATGACTTTTCTTGGGTAAGAGATGACCGTGGAATATACGGAGTTGGATCTGGAAGTTCATATGCACTTGGTGCATTAGCCAGAGCCACACTATCCCCAACGAACACAAGAACAGCAGCTAACGAAGCTCGTAAGGCAATAGAGATTTCCATCTCGTTTGATATAAACAGCGGTGGGAAAGTCAAAGTCATAACTCAAAGGGAGAAGCAAATGCCAAAGGTCGGAAAGAAAGAATTCCCATACTCAGCAAAGGGTATGAAAGATGCCAAGATGGAAGCGAAGAAGTCTGGCAAGCCAATGATGAAGGCTATGCCTAAGAAGATGGGCAAGAAGAAGTAATGAAGCCAGCAAAGGTCAAGAAGGTTATGAAGGAGTTCAAATCAGGAACTCTTCACTCAGGATCTAAAAAGGGCCCTGTAGTTAAATCTCGCAAGCAAGCAGTTGCTATTGCAATGTCAGAGGCAGGAATGTCCAAGAAGGGCAAGAAGAGTGGCGGAAAGAAAAAGTAAACCAGACTCTCGCCTAAAGGCGGCAGGTGTATCAGGTTTTAATAAGCCAAAGAAAACTCCATCACACCCAACGAAATCTCATGTTGTGGTTGCAAAGGTTGGAGACAAAGTGAAGACAATTCGCTTTGGGCAACAGGGTGTATCAGGTGATAAGAAGCCAACAGCAAGACAAGCATCATTCAAAGCTCGTCATGCTAAGAACATTGCCAAGGGCAAAATGTCAGCAGCCTATT